GTCTAGTTCTAAGTTCATACAAATGTCTTTCAGTCCATTATTGATTGCTCGCATGAAATTATTCAAGCTACAGTAGTTGGTATGAAAGTAGGAGAGGAAATAACCCTCTGTGTATTTATCAAGCAGGATGCGAAGCTCCGGCTCGATCTTGACGGAAAGCGGTATCTGTTCGTGATTCTTCTCCGTATTCGTTTTAGATCGCATGTACTCCAGTCTTCCGCGGCGTTCGCACGAAATACTATATAGGTCGTTGATATTGACTCCCATCATGTAGAACATCATCATAAAGACATCACGTGCCATATTAGTACGTTTCTTGTCAGATTGGAAATCCCTAATCTTCAATAGAGTGTTGATGTCTATATTCTTTCGTTTCCTCCGGTACTCCGGTATCTCAGCCTTTTTGAACGGATCGCCTGGAATCCTTATAATATCAAAGTCCTCATTGTTGTAATAGAGCTTAGCTTTGTTATACAATGCTCTGAGTCCTCTAAGGTAATGGCTTATTGTGCCCGGTTCTAAGGGAATGCCGGCGGGGCCGGAGTGATATAAGTCTTTGATCATCTTATTTAGAAGAAATGAGGTGATTAGCTTAATATCTATCTTCTTTCTTTTTGTGTACCAACATAGTGTATCAATGGAAGAACTATACCATTCGGCTGTTTTCTTCTTTTTCGTCTGAATTACTATGTTTTGGGCGAACTCTACGAAGTCTATAAACTCGGCGTCAGGAGCTAGGGATTTCTCTATTTCTTCTTTTAAATCCTTGCATGACATAAACTGAGTTCTTTCTTGTCCTAGCTTTAAATACTCTCTCCTGATCTTTTGGATATACGCATTTATTTCGTACTCTATCATTTCGCCGTTTGTAACGTTTGGCAGGATCCGTCCGGAGTCATCCATGTTTCCGGGTTGGATATAGTAGCTGGTGGCTATATACTGGGATTCTCTATTATGATAGATTCTAATTTTTATATTGGATGTTCCATCTTGTTTTATATGTCTTCCAGTTTGGAAAACGATCGCTTTAAATGTTGCCATACTGTTTTAATGTTTTTTAAAGGTTTAAAATCGCATTAAACAGCTTGAATCGGGGTAAATTGATGGGAAACCGCTTTAATTTCCACTAAATAGGTGCAAATAGAGAAACCTGTTCAAAGATAGTTCAAAGAATTATCCCCTTTATTTGCCCCTAAATGGGGTATAATTAAGTCTATTTTGTACCAATGAAAAAAGCCGATACAAACTGTATCAGCTCAACACCATTTAATTTTTCTTGACTTGAATTTTTCGTCGGGGTAGCGGGATTCGAACCCACGACCCCCTGCTCCCAAAGCAGGTGCGCTAACCGGACTGCGCTACAC